ACCATCACATTATGATGATATGTTTATTTCAAGAAAAGCTTTAACGCCAGTGTTCTCAAGCGTTTTATAAAGCTTGTAAAAAATATAAGGGCAAAAAAAGGGCGGATTTAAGCTAACTTGGAATGTTTTCGAGTTTTTGAGTTAGTTCTCTATCCATTTTTTCAGTTACATGAGTATATATGCGAATGGTTGTTTTTTCATCTACATGTCCTACCCTTTTCATAATTGCTTTTAAAGAAACATTCATTTCTACTAATAAAGTTATGTGTGTATGTCTAAATGTGTGCGTGGTAACTTTCTTATTCATATTTAAAGCTTTTGTAGTTTTCTTAAGCACACCGGTGATTTGATTATTACATAAAGGATTCCCTTTTTTTGTTGTGAATATGAACCCTCTGTCAACATAGCTCGAATTCCATCTTTTCAACATTTTGTTTTCCAGTATTATCTTTTTAAAAATTTCTACGGTTCTAGAATTGATGCTGATACTTCTTTTTGAACTTATAGTCTTTGTAGTGTCTTTGTATCCGAATCCTTCCTCGTATTTAATGCGGTGAATTGTACCTGTTATATTGATAGTTTTGTTTAATAAATCTATATCTTTTTCCTGCAGTGCTTGTAGTTCTCCTATGCGCATACCAGTTAAAGCCTGTACTTCTAAGATGCTGGCAATTAAAATGCGATTTCGCTTGTGTAACTTATTATCATTTAGTATATGATCACGTATCTGTAGGACTTGGTTCATTTCTAAATAGTTGTACATTTTAGATTCATCTTTTTCGATATCCTCTATTGTTTTTCTTCTTTTAGGAATTTTGACATTAGTTAACAAATATTCATTTGGATAATTGTAAAATTTAACTGCATATTTAATAGCTCCTTTCATATCTCCGAGTTGACGGGTTACTTGATTTTGAGAATAGATATCTGATAATTTATTAATAAATATCTGCATATATTTTGTATCTAGTTTGTTTAAAAGCAAGTTCTCAGAGCTGTATCGTTTAATGTTTCTAATTCTTATTTTTATATTATTAAGAGTAGTCAACTTTGAACCTGATGTTTTTATATGATATTCAAGCCATTCATCTAATAGCGCGTGAAAAGTCAAAGTTTTTAATTCGCTTGACGACTTGTTGTTCAGTTTTTCTTTTATTTTTTCTTCTAAACGAAACATTGCTTCTTTTTGAGATTGTTTTGTATTCTTGTTCAACACAACACTTACGCGCTTCCATTTATCTGTGTAGGGATCTTTATACTTCTCGTAGTATCTGTATTTAGTTTCGTTATTTTTGTTTTTAAATTTTTCAATCCACATGTTTATACCTCCTGCAAGAACGTATGTTCTATAAAATATTAAAAAATAATAAGGGTAGTCGGGCTACCCGTAATTTAGTACTAGGTACTAAATATGTTATAATAAAATAAAAAGTAGGTGATAAGATGACTCAATTTCTAGGGGCGCTTCTTCTTACAGGAGTTTTAGGTTACATACCATATAAATATCTAACAATGATAGGTTTAGTTAGTGAAAAAAACAAGATTATCAATACTCCTGTATTATTGATTTTTTCTATTGAAACATGTTTGATATGGTTTTATACTTTTATAATTTTTAATAATGTTGATTTAAAAAATTTGAGTTTACTTCAGTTGCTTACAGGTCTAAAAGCAAATATTTGGTTTCTAATTATTTTTGTTTTAACAGTGCTTGTATTTAATCCTTTAATTGTTAAATTCATTATCTGGTTAATTAATGAAACAAGAAAGTTTATGAATTTGGATTGTATAAGCTTATTAGACAAAAGAGACAAGTTGTTTAATAACAACGGTAAACCAGTATTTATAGTTATTAAAGACTTTGAAAACAGAATCATTGAAGAGGGTGAACTTAAAACCTATAATTCAGCTGGTAGCGATTTCGATTTACTAGAGGTTGAGCGACAAGATTTCAAAGTATCTGATTTACCGTCAAACGATGAATTGTATATTAAACATACACTTGTAGACCTTAAACAACAAATTAAATTGGATTTATATTTAATGAATGAATACTAATCTTTTTTCTTAGCTTTTTCTGATAAAGTGCTTTTTAATTTTTCGCTGGCGCCTGACTTTTCAAAACTTTTGTTTAATGGGTTACTACGGGTAGCTTCTTGTTTTTTGTTTTTATCCGCCATAAAATTCTCACCACCATTCAACGTCTACACTAGTAGGCGTTTTTTGATTTTTATATTAAAGGGCTATAAAAAGCTGTTAATACTTCAATTCTTTAATCCACATATATTTAAAAGTGAGGTAGTAGGTAATAAATATAAGACTTAAAGTTAAGATTGCTTTTTTCATGTCAATTTCTCCTTTGTTTATATTTATATTAAATCACTAAATAGACGTTATTAATCACAATACAATTAATTGATTGTAAGATACTTAGTCGTATAATTCTATATACCTATTAGTAAATTCTTCTGCTGTTATTTCTCCATTTTCTTTTTGTTGTTGAAGTTTAGAAGCTTCTTTTTGAATTGCATCGTATTTTTCACGAGAATACCCATATTTTTCCATCTCTTTATAATTAGCTTCGTTTATTTGTTCTTGTTGCTGAGGTGTGACACAACCACCAACTGTGCATTGTGTACCATCAGGTTTTGTGTAACCTATAACGTCACCTGCGCCTTGTGCTTGGTACCAAGTATTACCATCTGCATCTACCATGCCGTTAACATTGTGACCATTTTTTACTCTTTGTGATATTTCGTCTTTAGTTAAAGGTCTATTGGTTTGTTGATCGTTGTTAACGTTTGTGTTGTTCTCGTTGTTTACTTGATTATTGTTATCGTTTTGATTAGCATTTTGATTAGCATTTTCTTTTTTAGCTTCTGCTTTTTCTTTAGTTTCTTTCTTTTTATCTTTGTTCTCTTTCTTCGTTTCCGTTTTCTTGCTTTCCTCTTTCTTATCGCCGTCGTTACTACCACATGCACCTAACACCAACGTACTTGCTAATAGTAAACCTAATAATCTTTTCATTTTAATTTCTCCTTTGTTTACTTTTTTATATTAAAACACCATATAGGTATTTTTAATCAATATGTTTTTACACTTGCTACAACTCTGCCTACAATTTTAACTTCATCGTCTTTACCATATACTTGTGGATAGTGATTAGGATTGTTCGATTCGGGTATTAATATGATTTGGTCTTCATTGTATCTTATGCGCTTAACAGTACCGTTATACCCGTTTATCATGACTACACCTAACTGACCATTTTCGACGATAGAATCTTTTTCCACTACAACCACATCACCTTCATCAAAAAGTTTGTTCATACTATCACCAGACACTTGTAAACCAAACTCTTCTTTATCAGGATTCAAATTTTTAGTAGAGAAGTATATGTAATCAACTAAATTTTCTTCTGTGTATATAGGCATTCCTGCAGATATCTTTGATACAACTGGTATTTTTTTAACTGGTAGTGTATCAAGTTGTACGATTTTGTTAGGTGATTCAACAAGCGATGATTTTTCTACTCCGAAGTATTTGGCTAACATTTCGATTTTGTCTATTCTTGGGTACGTTTTTGCATTAATCCAATCTGATAAAGTTGTATAACTTATTTTTAAGTCTCTAGATAATTTGTTTCTATCAACATTATTTTCTTTCATGAGACGAGAAATATTTTTTGCCATAATTTCTTTGTTGCCTAACATTATAATTTCAATCCCTTCATCTAATATTACAAACTTATTATACGGCTTAATCGTAAAATATACAAGTAAAAAAATAAAATTACGGTTAAAGTGTTGACATTACGTTTAAACCGTAATATACTTAAGGCAGTTCTTAAGCAAGGAGGTATTACAATGACGCAAATCATCGTTAAAAAAGAACCAGTAACGTTAAAGACATTGAGAGCAAAATTTGACTTAACTCAAGCTAAGGCTGGTGCTAAGGTTGGCGTGTCTGCTGATGTGTGGCATAACTGGGAAAAAGGAAAGACTTTTCCTAATGTTCCGCAGTTAAAAAAGATAGAAGAAAAATTTGACATATCTTACGATGATATTATTTTTTTAACTAAAAATAACGGTTAAACCGTAATAGGAGGAAGCCCAAATGCAAGAATTACAATTAGTAGAACAGAACGAGACACATTACGTAGATAGTAGAGAAGTAGCAGAAATGGTGGGTAAGGAACATAAAAATTTAATCAGAGATATTGAAAATTATAGAAGTGTAATTTTGCAAAGCTCAAAGTTGAGCCCTGATGATTACTTCGTAGAATCAACTTATTTAGGTGCAAACAATCGTCAGACTAAACACTACTTATTAACCAAAAAAGGTTGCGACATAGTGGCAAACAAGATGACAGGTAGTAAAGGCATTTTGTTTACTGCAACTTATGTTGATGCATTTCATAAAATGGATGAATACATTAAACAACAAGCACAGCTTAATGTACCACAAACACCAATGCAAGCATTAGAGATGATGTTCAAAGCACAAAAAGACCAAGAACAGTTTAACAAACAAATGCAACAAGAAATCACAGGCATTCGTCACATTGTCGGTATTGAAACGAAAAACTGGCGTAACGACACAAACAAAATGTTATCTGCGATTGCACAACATTTAGGTGGCGGAGCAATGCACCAGAAAGTTAAGTCTGAAGCATATAAAGCTTTAGAAGAAAAAGGACGCTGTAATTTAAAAATTCGTATGCAGAACCGCAAAGGCAAAATGCTAGCGAATGGTGCAACGAAAACCCAGATTAACAAGTTGTCAAAATTAGATGTGATTACTGATGAACCTAGATTGGTTGAGATATACATTTCAGTGATTAAGAGTATGGCGATTAAATACGGTGTAGATATTAGCCAATTTGAAATTTAAACAAACATCTTAAAAGGAGGAACAACAAATGTTACAAAAATTTAGAATCGCTAAAGAAAAAAGTAAATTAAAACTCAATTTACTAAAACATGCAAACAGTAATTTAGAAACAAGAAACAACCCTGAACTGTTGCGAGCAGTTGCAGAGTTGCTTAAAGAGATTAATCGATAAATTCTATGAATTCGATTTTAGCTGAAGCGATAGCTACTATTTTGTCTCCAACAAAAGTATATGAGCCATTAGTGAACAAGGAACTTTTAATTTTTTCTTTTGATATTTCAACAGTTCCGCGATGACCTGACTTTATCACTTTTTCTAAATTATCGATTTCAACAAATTTATCATTAGAAAGATATAAACAAGCTTTCATACTTATCACCTCCTTAGGTTGATAACAACATTATACACGAAAGGAGGAATAACAAATGAACATTCAAGAAGCAACTAAGATAGCTACAAAAAATCTTGTCTCTATGACACGGAAAGATTGGAAAGAAAGTCATCGAACTAAGATATTACCAACAAATGATAGTTTTTTACAATGCATCATTTCAAATAGCGATGGGACAAACCTTATCAGATATTGGCAACCTTCAGCCGATGACCTCATGGCAAATGATTGGGAAGTTATAAACCCAACTAGAGACCAGGAATTATTGAAGCAATTTTAGAAATGCTATCAATGATACTTTTTAAATTGTTTTTAAACTCATTTTCAAAGTAAACAACAGTCTTGTCTGAAATTGTTACATGATAAATAGTGTTACTAGCATACACGCCGTTTAGGAACCCAGAGTTTTTAAGTTTATTTAAATCGTATTTTACATCTTCGAAATGTAGTTTTTGAAAATACTTTGTATGTATATCTTTAGCACTTCCAAAATTATTGCAGGTTAATTTAACCGAACCTAACTTTACACATTCTAAATAATCTTTGTAGAGTACGGACAAGATATATTGTTGGTCTTTAGTAAGTGTATCAAATTCATCAGATATCAAGGGCATGTTATCACCTCCTTAGGTTGATAACAACATTATACACGAAAGGTGGAACAACAAATGAACAAAAAATCAGAAGGGTTAGACATCAGAATACCAAGGGTTTTCAGAAGAGATCACGCGCCAGTAGAATCTTTAACAGAAAATGAACGTCGACTAAGAAAGGAAATATTAGAAAGTATTAAAAAAGGCTATTACAGCTACTTAGAAATAAACAAAGTCTTCTATGCATTAGATAGAGAACTTCAATACAGAGCGAATAATAGCAAAATTTAACATTTATCGAAAGGAGTGATAGAGATGCCAAAAATCATAGTACCACCAACACCAGAAAACACATATAGAGGCGAAGAAAAATTTGTGAAAAAGTTATACGCAAAACCAACAGAAATTCATCAACTATTCGGAGTAAGTAGAAGTACAGTATACAACTGGTTGAAATATTATCACGAAGATGATTTAGGTATAAAAAACTTATGTATCATCTATTCTCCAGCTGGACAGTTAATTAATATTCCGAAGTTAGAAGCGTATTTAATTAAAAGGCAAGAGAAAATACTTTAAGGAGAGAATAAAATGAGTGACACATATAAAAGCTACCTATTAGCAGTACTGTGCTTCACAGTCTTAGCGATTGTACTCATGCCGTTTCTATACTTCACTACAGCATGGTCAATTGCAGGATTCGCAAGTATCGCAACATTCATATTTTATAAGGAATACTTTTATGAAGAATAAAAAAACTGCTACTCAGAGCAATGAGTAACAGTGTCAAACATATCTAATAAAGAAATAAAAAATATGTTTTCAATATAAAACGAAATACGGAGGATGTCAACTATGACTAAAAAATATAAAGACATGACGCAGGAAGAAATAAAAGACTTATTATCTGAAAAAACCGCAGAATTATATGAATTAGCGAAAGAAATTAAGGGAGAAAGTAAATTTGATATTTTGCTTTTCTCATCAATAGGAGTTATCGACGGAGATTATTTAGCAGGTTCAAGTTCTGTGATTGGTCATACTTTCGATCTTGCTTCCTTATTGGATAGCACTAAGAGTTATAAAGACATTGTCAATGTTCTCCAAATGTGTAAATCACAAAAATTTCTCGGTATTGATGACAGCAAGGAGGACTAAAACAATGTATTACGAAGTAGGCGAAATCATACGCAAAAATATTCATGTTAACGGATTCGATTTTAAGCTATTCATTTTAAAAGGTCATATGGGCATATCAATACAAGTTAAAGATATGAACAACGTACCAATTAAACATGCTTATGTCGTAGATGAGAATGACTTAGATATGGCATCAGAATTATTCAACCAAGCAATAGATGAATGGATTGAAGAGAACACAGACGAACAGGACAGACTAATTAACTTAGTCATGAAATGGTAGAGGGGGATTAACTAATGGCTAATCTATATGAGCTATCAGAAGCATTTAAAAAGTTGTCTAATCAAGATGAATTAGATCCAACATTATTAAAAGACACATTAGATTCTATCCAAGCAGAAATGAATGTCAAAGTAGATAACATCGTCAATTGGAGACGTGAAACATTAGGTGACATAGATGTCATAGATAAAGAGATTAAGCGACTTCAAAATTTAAAAAAACAAAAACAAAATTTAACTGATCGATTAAAAGATTATTTAAAAGAGATGTTAGAAACACAGGAAGTAGATAGTTACCGCACAGCTACTAATCATATTTACAAGCGCAAAAACGGGGCTAGTAAAAATATTATCGATGAAAAACTTATTCCAAAGGATTATTGGCTATCACAAGCCCCGAAACTTAATTCTAAGCAACTAATCGATGATTTGAAAGATGGGAAAGATATTCCTGGCGTTGAATTAAAGGTAACAGAAAGCCTGGTGATTAAGTGATGAATAAATCAGAAACAGTTGTAGAAATAAACAAAGCTATGGTTGCGTTTCGTAAAGAAGTAAAACAACCGCTCAAAGATAAAAATAATCCATTTTTCAAATCAAAATACGTACCTCTTGAGAACGTTGTAGAAGCCATTGACGAGGCGGCAACACCTCATGGACTGTCTTATACTCAATGGGCTTTGAACGATGTAGACGGGCGCGTAGGAGTCGCTACAATGCTTATGCATGAAAGCGGTGAATATATCGAGTATGATCCTGTATTTATGAATGCAGAAAAGAATACGCCACAAGGAGCAGGCTCGTTAATAAGTTATCTTAAACGTTATTCGCTATCTGCGATTTTCGGTATTACTAGTGACCAAGACGATGACGGAAATGAAGCAAGTGGAAAAAATAATAATCCAAAACAGCAAACTAGAACGCAATGGGCAAGTAGCGAAACTATAGGGATTTTAAGGAAAGAGGTTATAAGTTTCACTAAATTGATAAAGGGCACGGATAAAGAAGCTCCACAAAATATAGTAGAACAAAAATTCGACATAAATAACTATAAATTAACAGAAAAACAAGCAGCAGAAGCTATTCAAAAAATACGAAACAACGCAAAAACAATTACTGGAGGAAAACAATAATGTTAAACAGAACAGTATTAGTAGGACGCTTAACAAAAGATCCAGAATATAGAACAACGCCGAATGGTGTGAGTGTTACCACTTTCACTATCGCAGTTAACAGAACATTTACTAACGCTCAAGGAGAACGTGAGGCAGACTTTATTAACTGTGTAACTTTTAGAAAACAAGCAGAAAATGTAAATAATTATTTATCCAAAGGGTCATTGGCTGGCGTTGATGGACGTTTACAATCACGCAGTTATGAAAACAAAGACGGGCAACGTGTGTTTGTTACAGAAGTAGTAGCGGACAGTGTTCAATTCTTAGAACCGAAGAATAACAACCAACAACCAAACAACAATTATCATCAACAAAGACAAACTCAAACTGGTAATAATCCTTTTGATAACAACGCAGACTCTATAGAGGATCTTCCTTTTTAGGAGGCGTTAGATGAACGAATTATGGAAAGATGTTGTAGGTTACGAGGGCATATACGAAGTAAGCAGTAAAGGTAGAGTTAGAACTCACAAAAATAAAGTTACTTGGTCTAACCGTTATCAAAAATGGAGGCATTGGAAACAGCGTTATTTAAAAGATAAAACACCTAATGGTCGAGATGTAAGAGTAACCCTTTGGAAAAATGGTAAACGCAAAGATTTTTTAGTCCACAGATTAGTGGCATTCGCCTTTATACCAATGATAGAAGGTAAAAATTGTATTAACCATATTGACGGGAACCCCAAAAATAACAATGTAGAAAATCTTGAATGGTGTAATCACTTGGAAAATAATAGGCATGCATTTGAAACAGGATTAATGCATACCAATATGGCTGTAAAACTTATTAATCATTTAGGTATCGAATATGAATTTATAAGTATGAGTAGAGCAGGAAAATTCTTAGGCAGAAGTCATAGTTATATTAGCGACAAAATAAAAAATAATCACAAAGATGTTACTGATATACATGGTAATAAATATAAATTTGAGAAGTTGATATAAATGCCGAAAATTACTAGTTATATCACTCAAGATGACGGTACAACAACAGTTGTCATCTCGGGTGTTGAATTAGGCAATAAAGAAACATTACTACTTGATAACGGATTTGATGTGGAAGTCGATGTAAGCGTCATAGATCCGTTTCAAATTACCGGCAAGCAACGACGAAAAATATTCGCGCTTGTCAAAGACATAGAAGAATATACAGGTCAACCAATGGACTATATGCGACATATGTTCATCGAGTATGTAAGGACTTACTACGGCTATGATGAACGTATTTCACTAAGTAATTGTACGAGAACACAAGCAAGTCAAATCATTGAAGCAACGCTTGACTGGACGTTCTACAATGACATACCACTTAGCTACAAAACAAGCGACTTGCTGAAACAAGATAAATCGCTCTTATACTGGTCAACTGTTAACCGCAACTGTGTAATTTGTGGAAAGCCTCACGCAGACCTAGCGCATTATGAAGCAGTCGGCAGAGGCATGAACAGAAATAAGATGAATCACTATGACAAACACGTATTAGCGTTATGTCGCGAACATCATAACCAGCAACATGCGATTGGCGTTAAGTCGTTTAATGATAAATATCACTTGCATGACTCGTGGATAAAAGTTGATGAGAGGCTCAACAAAATGTTGAAAGGAGAGAAAAATGAATAAGTTACTAATAGATGACTATCCGATACAAGTATTACCGAAATTAGCTGAATTAATAGGATTAAACGAAGCAATAGTATTGCAACAAATTCATTATTGGTTAAACAACTCAAAACATAAGTACGATGGTAAAACTTGGATTTTTAATTCTTATCCAGAATGGCAAAAACAATTTCCATTTTGGAGCGAGAGAACTATAAAAAGGACATTTGGGAGTTTAGAAAAACAAAATTTATTGCATGTAGGTAACTACAACAAGGCTGGATTTGACCGTACAAAATGGTATTCAATCAATTATGAAACATTAAACAAACTAGTGGCACGACCATCGGGACAAAATGGCCCGACGATGAGGACAAATTGGCACGATGCAAGAGGACAAAATGACCCGACCAATACCATAGACTACACAGAGACTAACAAACATAGAGAGACAGACGACGTCTCAAAGTCATTTAAGTATATTAGTACCAATTTAGAAATTATACAAAACCCTTTAAAAGCAGAACAGTTAGAACACGAAATTAAATCATTTAAGCAAGATCAGTTCGAAATAGTAAAAGTTGCTACCGATTACTGTAAAGAAAATAACAAAGGTCTAAATTATCTATTAACTGTATTAAAGAACTGGAATAAAGAAGGCGTTTCAGATAAAGAAAGTGCTGAAAACAAATTGAAACCTCGTAACTCTAAAAAAGAAACTACTGATGATGTCATAGCACAAATGGAAAAAGAATTGAGTGATGACTAATGCCGATGAGCAAAACACAAGCATTAGAAATTATTAAAAAAGTTAGGTACGTATACAACATCGATTTTGATAAACCAAAGTTAGAAATGTGGATTGATGTATTAAGTCAAAACGGAGATTATCAACCAACTGTAAAAGCTGTAGATGGATATATCAACAGTAACAACCCGTACCCGCCTAACTTACCAGCAATCATGCGTAAGGCACCTAAAAAAGTATCTATCGAGCCGGTAGACAACGAAACCGCTACACACCAATGGAAAATGCAGAACGACCCCGAATATGTCAGACAAAGAAAAATAGCGCTAGATAACTTCATGAATAAGTTGGCAGAATTTGGGGGCGATAACGAATGAATTATGGGCAATTCGAAATTGAAAGCACAATAATCGCTACGCTACTTAAACAACCGGACGTACTAGAAAAGATAAGAGTTAAAGATTACATGTTTACGAACGAAAAGTTTAAAACCTTTTTCAATTATGTAATGGACGCCGGAAAGATAGACCATCAAGAAATCTATTTAAAAGCAACTAAAGATAAAGAGTTTTTAGATGCAGATACTATAACTAAACTTTACAACTCCGATTTCATTGGGTACGGCTTCTTTGAACGTTACCAACAAGAATTATTAGAAAGTTATCAACTTAACAAAGCGAATGAATTGGTCACTGAGTTCAAACAACAACCTACGAATCAAAACTTTAACAACTTGATTGATGAACTCAAGGATTTAAAAACAATTACTAACAAAAAAGAAGATGGAACCAAGAAGTTTGTTGAGGAGTTTGTCGAAGAGTTATACAGCGATAGCCCTAAGAAGCAAATTAAGACGGGTTATAAGCTCATGGATTACAAAATAGGGGGATTGGAGCCGTCGCAATTAATCGTCATCGCAGCGCGTCCCTCAGTGGGTAAAACAGGCTTTGCATTAAACATGATGTTGAACATAGCACGAAATGGATATAAAACATCTTTCTTTAGTCTTGAAACAACTGGCACATCAGTATTGAAACGTATGTTATCAACAATTACTGGTATTGAGTTAACCAAGATAAAAGAAATCAGAAACTTAACGCCAGATGATTTAACAAAGTTAACGAATGCGATGGATAAAATCATGAAATTAGGTATTGATATTTCTGATAAAAGTAATATCACACCGCAAGATGTGCGAGCACAAGCAATGAGGCATTCAGACGGTCAACAAGTTATTTTTATTGATTACCTTCAACTGATGGATACTGATGCGAAAGTTGATAGACGTGTAGCAGTAGAAAAGATATCACGCGACTTAAAGATAATTGCTAATGAGACAGGCGCAATCATCGTACTACTTTCACAACTGAATCGTGGTGTCGAGTCTAGACAGGATAAACGTCCAATGCTATCGGACATGAAAGAATCAGGCGGAATAGAAGCAGATGCGAGTTTAGCAATGCTACTTTACCGTGATGATTACTATAATCGTGACGAAGATGACGGTATTACAGGCAAATCTATTGTTGAATGTAACATAGCCAAAAACAAAGACGGAGAAACTGGAATAATTGAATTTGAGTATTACAAGAAGACGCAGAGGTTTTTCACATGAACATCATGCAATTCAAAAGCTTATTGAAATCGATGTATGAAGAGACAAAGCAAAGCGACCCGATTGTAGCAAATGTCTATATAGAAACTGGTTGGGCAGTCAATAGATTGTTGGACAATAACGAGTTATCGCCTTTTGATGATTATGACAAAGTTAAAAGGAAAATCATGAATGAAATCAACTGGAAGAAAACACACATTAAGGAGTGTTAAAAATGC